CCACATTATCTTACACTCACATTATACTTGAACATCTCTATATTATATAATATATCATCGATATTATCAACGTTATCGTCAAGTAATTTAAATAGCTTGGTAGACTCTTTATCTTGTAAGCCGTAAATATCGTACTCAGGCTGTCTTTGATATCTAATACCCTTAATACCATGTACGACGGGATTGGAAGTATCAATAGTGTCAATCCAGTCCCAGAACTTATATCTTGCAAACTCTTGCGGGAGTCCAGCACCGAGTAGATGATGAGGCTTATCAGTATTAATTTCACCATTAGCAAGCATAATACCCAATAGGTATTGCCGTCCACGCATCCATGAATGATACTTGGTCTTCTCATTAGGAAATGTTTTTTCGTAGTGGCTGTAGTCAAAAGATATAGCGATAATATCGGCATGCTCGTCCATATAACGATAGCATTCTACTATTTCGTTATAGTTCTTACCTTGCACTACGCCTATCTTTTTACCTGGTAGGTGACTATAGTCTTTGATCCACGCATCAAAGTTTTCTATAGTCTTGTTCTTATCTTCTAGAGCATCTGGTACAATATAAGCTGCTGGGCGTAGAAGATCTACATACCCAGCAAACTTATGCATGTTAAACGCAACACCGAGCTCAAAGATACTATTATCAAGAATAACATACCTATCGTCTGCTACCGCATCTTTAAAGAACTTAAAGTACTCCTCACTCTCATCAAACAGATGTACAAGAGCGTAGTCGTAATCGGTAACTTGTTGAATAGATTTAATAATACAGAGTGGAGCTTCATGGGCTATTCTCATCGAGGCGCGAACTCCTGCTGTAGTTTAACATTATCAAAGAATTCAGTCTTCACATCAGCGTTATGAAACTCGCCATTAAGTACAGTAGTCTGAGTTAAAGAGCTATGCGCACTTATACCTCTATTTTCACAGCAACCATGAGTAGCCTGAATATAGACAGCAACGTCTGCAGTACCAGTTGCGGCTTTAATCTCACGAGCTATATCGTTGCAGAGTTCTTCTTGAAGAGTACCGCGACGGGCACACCATTGCGCAATACGAGTATACTTTGAAAGGCCAATAACTTTATTGCCTGGTATAATACCAATATAGGCAATACCAGTTACAGGCTGGTGATGATGAGAGCACATAGATTTGAGCTCTGAACGTACAACTAACATTCCGCTATATCGCTCTTCACTATCATTAGGGAACGCGGTAGCAACAGGTCTTGCACTGTATCGACCTGACATTATCTCATTGATATACATCTTAGCTAGACGATGACCTGTACCTCTTGAGTTAGGATCTTCCTGTCTATCTATAAGTAACGAGTCTAGTACATCCTCAAACTTCTCTGTTACCTCATCAATAAGATCTTGCTTCTCGTCTTCATCATATATAAATTGCGATATATTATCACCAGCCCAGTAACGAGCATTAGCGTCTTTAAGACGCTTCTTAATCACTTCCGATATCATAATAAACCTTCACTTTTTCTTACATTGTTGACATAGTATATACTATAAACAGCGGTATGGCAACTCCAAACATGCCAGTAGCTACAGCTTCAAACCATGCGGTTTTACTGTTCTTCATAGGGAACATTTTTTTCTCCTTGTGGGAAAGTTACGGAAAATCGACAGATGGTAACCATCGACACCGGTATATATAAGAACTAAAAATTCGAGACTCATTTCATATACTTTTTGAGTATGTCGCGAGGAGTTACGAATTTGTTCCAGTTAGCAAATTTTACTAGCTTCTTCTCAGCCATCTTAGCCTGCATACGAGCTATAGATTCATCTATTTCGATATATGCTGAGTTCTTTTCATGCTCTCGACACTCTACTCTTGACACGTAAGAGCGTCCATCTGTGATATCGTATATCCATGGATTAACTTGCTCCCATATAAACACTGAGCTCATCTCCATAGATACACCGTATGGTAACACTCTAAGATCTACAAGACCTTCTGCATGGGCATGATAAATCTTATCTAGTCTAGGATCATCAGCTGAAGCCAGCGCTGTATGATCAAAGTAATACTCCAGAAAGTCTTTAAGAGGTTTTAAGTCACCAAAGCCTACGATCCATCCATGCTCATCTACCTCACCGGCAAACTCGAAGTGAATAGAGCGATCATAACCGTGCCACTTAGCACATGGACCAGAATAGTCATACCCAGACTCATCTTTATCGAACCATTGCATATGCGCAACAGGTAGATTGTAATAGGACTTAGTACTTGTTAGTTTCATAATTATACTCCAACCGTGTTACCCCAGAGATACGTATGCACTCTGGCTGATACATTATAACCTCTTTGATAAGCCATTCTCGCTACATCACCATCTACAAGCTTCTGACCTTCTACAGTGGCACCTACAGGCATAATCCATACAGGCCAGTCTACTTGATGTATTCTGAGGCTATCTATTACATTATGCATCTCTTCCCATTGCTCATCTTTCGGTCCTACGACAAACTTAAGTTGTCCGCAAGATGATAAACGACTATACTGTGCAATAACTTCAGGCTTAATAGCTCGCTTCGATTGCTCTCCAGCAACAGTCCATAGTTTTGGACTTACAGAGAAAAACAATTCACCATCGTACGCATTAAAGAATTCGATGAACTCATCTGTAAGTGGTTGAGTACCGTTAGTCTCAAATGTTATAAACTTAGGATAATCTCCTTCCTGTATCCAATGCTTCATGAGCGCTACAACACATTTCTGCGCATGCTTCATCAGCGGCTCACCACCAGTAAAGCACATATGACGATTTAACCATTTACCGTTATTATATTCGTTAGTAAACTCGTCTCGAATTCGTTGCGCCATAACTTCTGGTGTTGCTTTATTTTGTAGATGCTTATACTTCTTGGACCAGGAATATGAGGAATCACATCCTTGCTCCCATACCGGTAACTCTTCTACTGTCTTGATACGGGTAGCATCAAACTCTTCATAGGGTAATACATAGGTACTAGGATCGGTAGGATCTTTTTGACCGAAGCCATCACACTGTAAGTTACATAAGAAGAATCTTAACCATGCTGTAGGTACACCTGTATAATGGCCTTCGCCTTGTATAGAGTCAAAGATTTCGGAATAATGGTATTCCTTAGAGGGGGTATTAGACATATTAGTCTCCTAGTTTTGATTGAAGCAGTGGAAGGGCACTACTATTACCTTACTTAGCTTTAGCCTTATTATAGTTACTCTTGCGCTTTTTATCAAGCTTTATTTTCTGCCGCTTGGCTTGACTTAAATGAGTTGTTGTAGCTCGCTTCTGAAAAGTAACACCTTTGCTATGATCGTACTCATGCAAAATGACGCGAGCTGGTACACCATTGTATACTTCTGTCATTGTGTCACCGGCAGCATCTATATATCTTATTCTTATTGTGGATGGTCTTTTAACCTTTATAAAAAGACCCGGGTAAGAAAGGCACCCCTCCTCCATAAGAACCTCGTCCGGAGATGTGTCGACGATTCGCGGATTAAACATAATCACTATATTATCTGGATCGTTAGGATCTCCTACAGCAAAAACGTTCCAAGGAAATCCAATCTGACACGCTGAGATTCCGATACCTTTATGATATATTAAGGATTCCTTTAAGCTTTCAGCTAGTGCACCGGGCATGAATGGTCGATTCCTCTGATCCAGAGGAGGAGATTGAAAATCATAGTCTTCTGTACCTTGACTGAGAAGAGGGTCACTGCCTTTTAACAGTTCGTATATCACGCTGCTATCCTACTAAAGTTATTTACCTTTTCAAATCGAACAGTATTTTGGAACTTGTCCATTAACTGATCACCTTTATGCGATATTATAAACACATTAGCGTCAGAAGTCAACTCATTCAATATCTTCATAAACTCATCAGTACCAGTACTATCGAGAGAAGAGTCAAATACCTCATCCATAATAAGTAAATTTGTGCTAACACTGTTCCTTAACTTAGCAATAGTACGCCAGGTAAATAGCAACGCAAGGTCAATTCGCATCTTCTCACCTTCGGAGAATGAGTCATAACTGAACTCGTCTCTAAATCTTGACTTGATAGTCTCGTTAAAGTTTTCATCAAGTTCGAATTGTACGAAGAAGTCCATCGATGCAAGATACTTACTGATAAGCTTATTCATTACAGGAACATACTGCTTTATAATTCGAGTCTTTATTCCTGTGTCTTTAAGTATTAAGGAAGCAATATCAAGTATACTTTTTTCTTCTGTAAGTGATTCTTTATCGCTATGTGTGCCTTTTAGACCTGCTGTAAGCTCTTGTAGTATCTCTGCGCTGTTATTATTCGTATCATGTTCAACAGACATACTTTCTATGTCTTCATTAATAGAGTTAATAAGTGTATTAAGCGCATTTATCTGTGAGTTACTATTAGATATTTCAGCTTGAATACCGGAGACTTTTTCTTGTGTATTCTGTATCTCTTCTATCTGAGCGTTTATCTTGCTATACTCTTCTTTAAGCTTTGTAAAGCCGTCATTAGTATCTGTCAAACATTCTTGCTTTTTATCGACTATATCACACTTAAAGCTTTCTTCTATATTTTGCTTACACGTAGGGCAGTCATCATGATCGCGATAGAACTCTATATCCTCTTCTAGTTTAGAGATCTTATCCTGCAGCTTATATTCGAAATGCTCAAGCTTCTTTTTCTTTTCTTTTACTTTTACGATGTCATGCTTTGTTTGCTGCAATGCTTCAACTTGTCGCTGCAGCTCTTCAGCGTTATCGACGTACTGCTTTTTATCCGTTTCAGCCTTAGCTATTTTAATTTTACTCTCGTTTATTCTCTTCTCGGTATTATTTTTAAGATCGTTAATATGACTTTCTTGCATTTCTATTTTTTGCTCTGCAAGATCAATCTTATGATCTACATCAATTATACCGCTTCTATTCTTTGACGCTTTCTCTTTTAAAAGAGTATTCATAGTTGAGAATATTTGTATGTCTAGGAGATCCTCAATAACCTCCCTCCTATGCTGAGACGGCAGCTGCATGAACGGTACAAAGGTACTGCTACCTAGTACAACGATCTGACTAAACGACTTGTGATTGAGCTTAAGAATATTCTTCTCGAGCATCTCTTGATAGTCTTTTGCAGCTGCATCTTGATTGATAAGCTCGTTATCTCGGTATACTTCAAATCTCGATGTTCCGTATTTGTTTATATGCCGTACAATTTTATAATTGTCTTTGCTAATTGAGAACTCTACATGCACTTCTGCTTCTTTACTGTTTATAGAGTTAACTAATTGTTTTTTATTAATTTTTCTGAACGGCTTACCATATAAGGAAAATGATAAGGCATCTAATATTGTAGACTTACCCGCGCCATTTTCTCCAATAATAAGAGTTGTCTTACAGCTATCTAGTTTTACTTCTGTAAATACGTTACCGGTACTTAAGAAGTTTTTCCATCTAAGATATTTAAAATAAATCATATATTACGCACTTAGGTTATTGATAGAGCTTCAGAGTATAGCTCTTTAATTGTAGACTCAAGTTTACCTTTACTTACGCTCACATCAAGCGCATCAACATATTTGTGAAGAATGGTTAATGTATCTTCTGCTTCGTTTACTATATCATCATCTGACTCAAGATCTAAATTCAAATGATCTTCTACTACCTGCACATGAATCGGACCTGCCTTCTCTAGCTTCTCAATGAACATATCAAACCAATATGGGTTTGTCTTTTCTGATACTATTACTTTAACATACGATCCTGATAGCGATTCAAAGTCTTGATTAACAACCTGCTCCATACTCTTTTCTTGATCGTCATAATGTACCTTATAGAACATTCTATATGGGTTTTGTATAAAAGTCAACTCCCTCGTTTCTGTATCGAAGATATGAAAGCCTTTAGGATCATCATAATCAGACCACGTCATCTCGTACGGGCAACCTAGGTAATTAATATTACCTGTAGTAGACTTAGTATGATAGTGACCTGTACAAACGATATCGAATTTCTTTAACCAGTCATCTGCCATGCCGTGATGGATAGCTTGACCTTTATACATCTGATAGCCGGATAACTCTAAGTGACCAAACAGCACCTGAGCTCTTGTACTGGCACAAAGATCAAAAACCTCTTCTTGATTTTCACTGCATATCCAGGGAAGCATAATAATCTCGAGATCATCAAACTGTATTACCTCAGGCTTATTGTATATGCTAATCGTATCATAATGCTCAGCGAGAAGATTCATTGAGTTTATCTCAAGTGTATTCTTGTAGAATGAATCATGGTTACCGACAAGGGTATGTAACTTGTAGTTGTTATCGTTGATGGGGTCAAAAAACATTCGCTTTGCGCGATCTAGAGATACGAAGTTAATATATTTTCGTCGATCAAATGTATCGCCAAGATCGATAACGGTATCAATCCCACTCTCTTTGAGGTACGGGAAGAATGTATTAGAGTAAAACTTCTCTTGATAATCTGCAAACGCAGAGTTATCGTTCCTCACACCAAAGTGTAGATCGGTAATTAATGCAAGCTTCATTACGTTTTTTTCTCACGCTTCTTAACTTTCTTACGTTTATTCTCTTCAAAATCTCTAATGAAATTAACCATATACTCTTCAGACCACTCACTCTGTTTGATTGAGTCGTTAAAGTTAGTTCCAGTATCATGCGGCTGGGAATCAGAGACAAGATTCATTAGATTGACTTCCTCCGTAAGCTTATATTTTGTATAGAGTAGTTTCTTCTCTTTTTGAATGCGACGAAGAAACGCAAACCAGATTATCTGCGTAAAGTAGGCGAAGGGGTTATTGGACTTGTCAGGATTAAAGTTGTCGATATATTGTAGACAGTTTTCAATACCATCTGCAATCATTTCGTCTTTAAACGTATAGTTGACAAAGTTAGGCTTACGAGCAAGGTGTGTAGATATCTTCATTACACATTCGCCTACGTAGTTAGGTACTCGAGGGCGCGGCTCGTCTTTCGCTACTGCTTCAGCCACCTGGTCGCGATAGGTAACTAGAGCTGCTAGGAAATCTTTATTATTAACGTATTGGTTTTTTCGCTTCTTTACTTCTTTTACTTCAGACATAATAAACCTACAAATAAAAATATTATAGTATACTTCACGTGATAAGTCAACTAATGTATGGTATTTTTGATATCTTCATCACCAAGTTCATCCATATAGTCTGTCAGCTCATCCCAGTTAGTGTCGCTATCTATCATTTCATCTGCGTCGTCGGAATCTAAATAGTATCCGCTTTCTAAATCTTCTATACTCTCTTGGTATAGCTGATACATGGATGCAGATGGCTCTACGTTAGCTACAATGTGGTAAGTTTTTATCTTATGGGTTGTAAACAAACTCTCAACCCATTTAGTAGCTACCATTGACACGGTGCCATCTGCTTTATTTAAGATAGAGAATATTAACGGCTGCTTTAACGTGGCGTTCTTTTTCTGTTTATCTAACTCTATATCTGCCATTACTGTTTCACCAGTAATAAGCTTCAACAATCTTATACCAGACTCCATTTACTACTCCAGGTTAATCTTGTAAATTTTATACTCGAACTGTTCCTCGTTATATATTTTAACTCTTTCGTATAGATGTTTCAAGGTATAGTTTATTTTCTTTTTGTATTGTAAATTATCTGCAATATCGTATAGCGTACATACCGTCTTTGAACCTGACTTTCTTAGTCCTCTACCAATCGATTGTAGATTACGTATTCTTGATTTCGACGGAGAGGCAAATATAACGTTATGCAAGCTTTTAATATTAATTCCTGTACTAAATGTGCCGTATGATGCTATGATTATTGCGTTCTCTTCCTGCTCTGTAATTGAGCGAATACTCTCTCTTGTCTCTGCATCTGTACCACCAAATACAAAAAATACTTTTCTACCTTTAGATACCTTACTGTTAATCAATGTGTATAGTGGCTTACCGTGCTTCTCCACATACTGAAATAGCACTAATGTGTTGCCGTCTAAAGATTGTACAAGATTGTTTATAAACCTGTTTCGCTTTTCATTTCTTACAATGAAGTCCATTTCATCCTGGAAGTTAAGAAACTTATTGGCCTTGCAAACTTCTTCTGAGTATTTAAGCGCTAGTATTTTAATTTTAAGATCTGCTACAGTGCCTGCGTCGATCAGATCTTTAGTCTTAACAAAGGATTTAACTTGGCCGAATAATCCCTCTAGTACAAGCTTATGTGTTTCGGTACCATCTAGTGTACCTGTAAAACCGAACCTATATTTACAATCAGTAAGCTTAGTCATAATATCAGTTAGCGATTTAGCTTTGAAGAGATGAGCTTCGTCTCCAATAACTACACCAAACTGGTCAAACCATTTCTTGGGCATCTTGTATATTGACTGCCAGGTAGTTACTACAATATTTTCTGTTATGTTTTCTTTATCAACACCTGCGGTTATCAGCTTACATTCTTCTCCGTAACCGTATGACTTAAAGTCGCCGGACATCTGGTGAACAAGAGAGACAGTAGGGACAACTACGAGAACCCTTCGCTCTTGAAAGAACTGGGTGAGTAGGTATATTATTAACGACTTACCTGACGCTGTGGGAGACAGTATCATAGCACGGTCTGACCTAATGCAATGCGCTACAGCTTCTAGTTGATAGTCTCTAGGAGTTAGAGTTAGTCCAGTTGACTTAGCAAATTCAGCAACTTCATGTATAGAGCACTCATTGGTATACTCCAGCTCTTCCGCTACTTCAATATCGTAGTCTCTATCTCTACAAAATGAAGCTATGTAAGGAAGTAGACCAGCATACATTGTCGAGTTCTTATTGAATAGTCGTATCTTTCCATCCCACATTCTATTTTTATAAAGCGGCATGAATTTATACCCCGGGGCGTAGAACGAGAAGAATTCGTTCAACTCCTGTCTTATGCCACCGGAGCATTCTATTCGTATAAATGTTTCATTCACTTTAGATAATGTAACCAATTCTCTATAAACCGAAGTTTGTAAGTTTGCGCCAGTCAATACTATTTTTTATCTGGAAACCTCTATTGTTAATATTTTTTATAATATCCTCCAATAACGAAACCACTTCTTCCTGATAAGAAATCTTAGTCAGGAGCTTAATCATATCTTTATCACTGTCAACATAGTTACTTAGGTCTTGCTTGAGAACCGTGCGGCTCCATGGTTCTCTCTGGAGCTCTCGTAAGTCCTCTGGACTGTTAAGGTCTCCTCTATAGTACTCCCCTAGCACGCGGGACACCGTCTTTCTCTTAAGAACAAAGCTTTTCAGCTTGAGCTTCTCTTGATAAAGAATTCTAAGATATTTTGCATGCAGGGTAGGTACTTTAAGGCTTTCGGTATCTAACTCAACATCATCTATTACTGCATCTTTAATCCACATCTCTGCTATTTCATCAACAAGCATAATCACCACCTAATAAGTTATTTAATTATTATAGTATACTTACACTACATTAACAACTATATTTGGGCGATTGTATATAACTTATATCTAAATGTTACAGTAGCTTCAAGGTACTGTATATCATCTAGCGATGCATCAAAGGTTAGCTCCGATAGCGAGACTGGAAACATATCTTCAAATTTAATATTAAGATTAGGATTTTGACTGCTCGACATAACGATAAGAGTTCCATCGGAATAAACATCGTTAGTCTTGAATGCAGTAGAAACGTCGCTCTTATATGCTGCTTGCGAGAACGATTCAGGGTAGCCAAGAGATACTAACCAATTATGTATCTCCATGTAGTTCATTAGATCTTCGTCAACACGAAATCTAAGCGACAACGGCTCATACCTTAATTTATCACCTGGATATGGTAAGGTTACAAACGGAGTCAGCTGATCAAAATCACCTAGTGTAAGTGTAGGGATAGGAGCACTGTAAGTAAAATAGTTGACATTAGGAGTTCTGTTTAGAACAAACCTAAACCCTGTAGGGGACAACATATTCTTATTGCTTGGTGTATTGTCTATTGCACTCATATAATACCTCTACATATATTTAGGCATAAAAAAAGGAGCTCCTAAGAGCCCCTTTCAAGTAGACTGCTAATGCAGTTCTTTTTATTACATTAGGTTAGAAACACCAACCAGTCTGTAGTAAACGTTCTTATCAGCGAAGGCAATTGAACCGTTACCAGCTGAACCACCTTTAGCGAATGGATTTGCGACCATGCCGTAGCGAGTCTTAAAGCCAATCTTAGGCTGGAACGTCTCTTCTCCAACCGCACGAACCATCTGTAATGGCACATATGGGCAGTAGAATAAACCAGCATCGAATGCGCTAGAACCTTTATAACCTACAGTGAAGTACTGGTTACCAGCTGCGCTTGAGAAGTAAGGATCGATGTATACTCTGATACGACCGTTCAATACACCAGCGAATGTGTTACCAGTATCGTCTACGTT